GTTTCCCAGTCACGATCGGAGGTGGAGGAGGTGGATCTGTCGGCTCGAACTCTCCGAGGAAAGCAGTCAACCAGAACGTACCGTGGTAGTTAAAGAGAAGCTCTCTTGCCATAACAGGTGGCGTCGGAAGTACAGCTCCATGGCCTGCATCGATCCATCTTTGGAGATGATCTGATGTGGTCAGGATCTCTGTATAAGCAGAGTCAGGAGTGAGGCTATCAGCCAACTCGAAGACATACCGCTTATCCAACCGTCTCTGTAACGACAACCCGGCGGAGTAATCCCCACCATTAGGGTTATACGGCGCACTAGCAGGAGCATAGCCGTAGACCGAAGGGACTCCCTGAGGAGCACCGGGTTTGATGGCCTCTTCCGTTAAGAGAAGATCAACTGCTGTCTTAGTGCTAACGCCAGATGTACTAGTCAACGACCACCAGTCATACCCGTGGTTTGTAGCTGCTCGGAGTGCGAACAGAATCGGCTCTAGGCTGAACTTATGGTAGTCGACACCGTCAAGACCTCGGAAGTCGAAGTCATATGTAGCCCCATTAGAAGCTAGAGATTCCAACCAGTAATCTGTATACAGAGCCAGAGCTCGATTGATATAGCTTTGGTCATTAAGAGCTAGTGCCCCTAGCATCCCCATAGCTATCGTCCAGCACGTCATATTTTCGAGGGGGAACCCGCCGTTCTGCCAGTTCTCCCCTGTTGAAAGAGAACTACCAGTTAGCGAGTTCAATGTGCTGTCAATCGTGGCTTGATCACCTGAGTAAACTCCGGAATCAGCCGTCAGATCATATGTCAGAAGAGACGGGATCCGCCAGCAGACTTCCGGTTGTGGTGTATGAGGAGTATTAGTCCAGTACCACAGAAAGAACTCACGAGCTTTGTTGGCGTACTGTATATCCTGCGAGCCCTGCCAAGCCAGACCCCAAGCGACCATCTTTTCATGATCAGTCAGGGCTGACTTGTAAGAGGCATACGAATCGTTAGGATCCGTATAAAACGCAATAGAATCTGTCAGCGTAGCATCTGCGTACGCCTTAGCTTCGTTATATGCGCGGACTCGGAGTGTATCATTACCGGCTGCTAGATCTGCTCTAAGAGCATCAAAGTCAGCCTGCGTAGCAAAGAGCATATTATTACGCCTGATTGATAGTTGCAACAGGAGTCGCGAATGTAATGCTAACGCCACCAACATCTAGATCATGATCGGCTGCGCCGAGCTCGACATAGCCAATACAGGGTTTTTCTGTATTAGTATCATTATAGATGATCGCCCAACGAATATTAGCTGGGCCACCGGACGTTTGCTTCGCCCACGAGACATTGCCAAAATCGATTTCGATAGTCCCGGAGTTGTCCGTAACCGTCGGGCTTGCAGCCGTCTCACCGCCAGCCGTATAGCCAGTACCTGAGACTTCGTTCGTAGCGAAATTAGTAGTGCCAGTCCCACCGAAATGAGGATCGGCAGTATTAGCCGCTGGTACTGTAGTATTGCTTACCAGGGCTACCTTGATAGTATCGGTTTCCATGTTGTGTTCCTCTTGAAGCACATCAAATATCCACCGATCAAAGAAAGTAACGTCACCTTGTGCCATTATATTTCCTTAAGATGTGACAGAGATAACCCTGTCGTTTGAGTAAGTGATGGTTCGGGAATCACCAGACGTAGTAAGATTGGTGATACAATCCTGGCCATCGCGTGTTACCGTCCAGGTCTTTCCGCCTGCGACGATAGAAGTAATTAGATCGTTACCGTCTCTTGTGACAGTAACAGGTTTGAATGTATGGTCGTGTCCGGATGGGAATCCCCCCTGCCCGGGAGCGCCTTGGTCTCCCTTGAGATCCACGAACTTGCCCCATACGGGATTCCCCTGTGGATCGCTCCGCTCTTCGAACCGGACGGAGGTATTGCGCCATTCGTGTCTCGGGGCTGGACCGGGTGTACCCGCAGGGCCGGCATCACCGGGTTTGCCATCAACGCCGGGGCGGCCATCCTTGCCATTAACCCCGTCACGTCCTGGTTTACCTGGGGCACCGTCTTTCCCGTCTTTACCGGGCGGTCCCTGTTTACCTTGAGGCCCCGGGCGTCCATCGATACCGTCGCGCCCGTTCTTACCATCACGGCCAGGTTCACCCCGGATAAGACTAACCGGGATCTCTCTGCCTATTCGTTTAATCTCGACCATCAGGTAAGTTCTCTTGTTCCATGAACTTCTTAAAGAGTTCAGCTTCACGCTTGCGGCGACGAGTTAATCCTGCCAAGGGTTTGCCCCCGGCTTTATCCCATCGGGCAAACTGCTTCATAGCACCGTCGTAGTCTTTACTATTTAACCTCTTCAGGAGGGTGCTGCTCTTGAAGTTGGTGCCGCCTACGTTAAAGATAAAGCTAGCGAGGGAGTCGTACTCCTGCTGTCGTAGCGGCACCTTAACGAGGCGTTTGATATCTGCTTCGGTTGAAGCTAGGTCTTTCTTGAGGAGCTTCTCAGCTTCCTCTGCTGTGATCTTGTCGCCTTCTTTGACATTAGCTGTATGCCCGTATCCGATTGTCCACACGCCCACTTTATCTTGGTACGCTTCAAGCTCGAGGCCCTCGAACTCTTTAATCAGCTCGAGCCCTGCTGTACCAAGGGAGAGTTCCTTAGCTTTCTTCCTAGCTGCGCTCTTCTTGTCAGGCATTATCGCTCCGCTGCTTCTGTACCCAGCAAGTCATCACGAGGGATCGGGAAGGATTGATCTGTTACATCAACCAGACCGTCGCCTTGATTCATTAGTACACGATCTCCGTTCTCTCCGCCTGTCAGCATTAGAACCTCACCAGGCTGCACAGGAGTCAGCCTACGGGGCTCTTCGAACAAGGCGCTGATATCCCTCTGCATGGGGTTAACACCCTCTATCATGGCTTCTACGGCGTCCTGCTTGGGAACGCCGTTCATGTCTGAGACAAGGGTAGCTAGATGAGGAAGGACGTGGCCGTAATCTCGGGGGAATCGGTCAAGGATTCCTCTCAATCCCGGAGTCTTAGAAACGATTCGGCGAGACTCATCGGTTGCAAAGAACCGAACTTCTCCGTTCTCGTTGACTGAGACTTGGTAGCCTAGGTTAGCAATCGCCCGCACATCTTCGAACAGCTCAGTAGAGACCTCGCCAACGTATGCACCTAGCATATTCTCGAACTTGTTCCAAATGGTGCTGTTGCGGTCTACGCTAAGATTCTTCCAAACCTCAGGCTCTGTAGTCAGAGGGAGGATCGCCTCCATCTGGACTCTATCGAGACCGTTCTCATTGTCTGCGATGCCGCGGATGATAGCTTGAGTAGCGCCGAGTACGATCTCGTCGTACTCTGGCTTCTTATTAGGATCTCGCGCTGCTCGAAGGAGCATGCTAACTGTACGAGGGAGGTTCTCTTGGATGTCTCGAACCGATAAGTTGCGAGCTCGCAGGATAGCTTGGAAGTTGTTATTCGAACCACTATCTAAGCCAAGACTAGTCAACAGAACCGGATCCAAGAACGCTCGGAACTTCTCCTGCATCTGGAAGTTATCATCAGAGTACTGTCCAAAGTCCTGCATGAGGACATACCCTTCAGCGTAGCCCTCGATACCTTCGAAGTTCTTGAGCCGAGCTTCGTTCTCGAGTATGCTAACCCTACGTTTGAGCATCTCGTCTGTAATCTCACCAGAGATACGTTTTTCAAACCCATCTCGCAGATATACCAACGGCGCAACTACAGCGTCAGCTAGCGCCTTGTCGCCGTGAAGGCGGACGTTTGGCATCTGTAGGTGCAGTTGTTCGATCTCGTTGTTTACGAGTGCAAGCTGTTCTTCAAGCTGGGCCGGTGGGCTTCCGTCCTTAATCATATTTCGACCCACCTCAGCCGTTCTGAGATACATCGCAGGTACTTGGTTATCGATCAATCCTTGGGCTTCTTGCCTAGCGGATAGCTCCCCGCGTGCCTTAAGGAGATCACGCTGGTTTTGCCAGTGTGTCCTCCGAGCCTCGGCATCAGCCTGCTGTTGGTCTCGTTCGAGGACAATACTATCCGGGACTACTGCATCGTAGCCGTATTTAATCCGAGCCTCATCGATTCTCTTCTGGAGAGTATCTTCCGGTTCACCCAGAGTATCTTGAATCTCTTCGAGAAGCTGGTTAGCGCCCTTACCCGTGGCGTCTCGGAGGACACGACAGTACTCTGGAGCACGGAGAGGATCTGCCTCAATCAACTCTCGGATCCGGGTGACCATCTTGATGTTGGTACCGATCTCTCTGCCGTTGCGCTGGAGGTTAGCTCGCTTCAGGCGGAGGAGTTCTTGTTCTGCTGCGCTGACAGGAGCCAAGAAATCTTCTGACATCTCTGCAGCTATGCCCGGGTCTACGGACAGCGTGCTTACCTCGCCAAGCTCAGCTTGTACCGCATCGAGTTGGATGCCCGTAAGATCTAGGAACGCTTGAGCGCCTGCTAGGGTCGTAGCTTGCTGTGCTTTCGCTGTCTGTCGGCGGCCCTCGTTGTTAATCGCCGTCGTAAGCTGAGGTGCAAAGCTAGCTAGCGCTTGGCTGAACGCACCAACCGAATTACCAGAGGTCGCGCCTAATCTGGGATCACGCCGGACTGGCTGTACTTCAGGTGCTTGTACGTTAAGTTGTACCATCTTAGTCTCTTAAACTTTTAAGTCTCTGGACCAGCAGATCCTGGCCCTCAAAGGGAGTCATATTTTCAATTCTTTCTACCATCGCACTGAAGGGATCCTCGTCCCCCTGCCCGAACTCTGCCACGACTGCCTTAATAAACTCCGACTCTTGACCATCGCCAAGTCGGTCGGCGTCGATAAGGTTCCGCATGCGTACGTTGAATAGAGCGTGGTATTCGTGCAGGGGAAGGATTACACGCATTGCCTGGGCATTCAGGCGGACGAGATCCATAAGCTCGTCTTGTGTCATGTGTCCATCCTGCGTACGGCGGAGTGTAGTCTTAAAGAACTGATACATCGTACGTGCAGTATGGGAGAGATCTGCGTCATTAGGCTCGTTAAGTGCAGATCGGTGAACACCAGTAATTTGACGCTCGAGATTGCCGATCTGTCGGGATCTACGAGGTTGGATGCCGAGGAGCGTACGTGCTAGAATCTCTGCGTCTGTAGCCTGTACGCCTTCTTCTTGTGTCTGGCCACTAATCAACCGGTTCAAATGGAACTCGGTTTCACCCCGGACGTAGTTACCGTAAATCGGAGCGATCTTGGTGGCCCACTCTTGGAGGATAAGAGCTGCTTCGTTCGCATCCTGCGGCATAACTACATCGCTGCCGCCCATGGCGTAGTATGTAAACCGTGCAGCGTTAGCCATATCCCTGCCGAGCTGGGCAGTAGGTCCGAACAACGTGGCGAGAATGTCAGCATCTTGGAAGATAAATGCGTCGAGCATTTTACCTACCGGGTTGTTCAACGTAGCTACATGCCCGCCGCCTATGATGGCGGAAAAAGGAGCAATGTTAGAACTGAACTCAATATCAGTATCAATAACATCTGTTCGCGTCTCTAGATTTAATTGGCCGGCTGCTTCCTTCCACGCTATATTAAAGAGCGTACCTGCGATACCCTCTTCGATTGTTCTGATAATCTCGGGACTAAGGTCTGCGCCTGTAAGCTGCTCGTACTCTGCAGCCAGAGGTTCGATTACAAGTTCGTTCAATCCAAAGCCACCAGATCCGTACAAAGCTGCCTGAATGGCAGCGATCTTAGCTTTCTCTCGGTTGCTGAACGCTCGGTTAGCTACCTTGTTAAGGCCGAGGATCTTAGTATCAGGGATCAGGAGCTGGAGGGTTTTCGTAGCGTGCGAGGTGAACTGTGCGGCCAAGCCCAACCAGTTCCTCTGGAATTCGAGGGTGCCTTCCCGGTTCATATTAAGGGCGAGCTCTTCTGCATCGCCGATAATTTTCCCGAGGTTGTCCGGTGCGTCCCAGATCTCGTCAGGATTATTTTTAATGAACCTTTGCCGTGCTGTCAGGAATGCCGGGAGGCGGTGAGCCTTCTCCCCGAGGTCGAAACCTACGATCCGAGAGAACCTCAGCATGTTCTTAGTGAAATCCGTCATGTCCCGAGTTTTCCCCACCAATCGGGAGGGGATACTAGCTCGGGGAGCAACGCCTTTGTTGATTATATCGTCGATCTCATCGTCGGATAGACGACCGCCAGCGGATACACGGGTGCGTACAGCGTCTGCTAGTTCGGCTGCGTACTGGTGGGAATCAATGTTAGCAAAGATTCCCGATTGATCGAAAGCTTCTACAAGGCGATTGTATTCAGATTCCGACATCCCGAGACTCTTGCCAACGCGTCGATTGAATGCTTCGATATCGACACCAGGGATATCCCGGAAGATACGATTCATCACTACAGCGGACATATCCCGAACACCAGAGCCAGCGAACCAGTACTTAAAGCCATGATCCACTCCAGTATATATCGTAGCTTGCTGAGCCTGCATGAACGCTTGGCGCACAGGTTGCAGTACCATAAACCTACCGAAGTTAATCATCTTCGGGAGTGCTAATGGATTAGCATCCCGGGATCTAAGAGCCATTTCAGACATAGTCTTGCTATGCATGAACGTAGGCTGCGCAAATTTCTCTGAGACCCAGTCCATTGTCCGCGTAAATCCGCGGCGGATGGCTGTCTCATCAATACCCGCAATCAAGCGGATATGATCACGGAACGCATTAGCGTCCTTAATCTCACGATTGGTCAGGATATCCTGATCCGTTCGGAGCAAGTCCCCACGTAGGGGCATATTACCTGTCTCATCAAGCTGGAAGTACTCACCATATCTCTGGTTCCAGTTCCTTGTCAGCTTCTGGACCAAGAGATCGAGAGTCCCTGCTCGAGCTGCTCGGTCACGTAGTGCCTCGATGGCATCGCCAACGGGCATTAACGCACGCTTGCCATCAAGGCCTGCCTTCTCTACTCCTCGTCGAGAGTAGAACGTCATGCCTATACTTTCAAGCGCATCTAACGAGGTTCTATTAGCGAAGTCCAGATCGCGAACCTCTTGTGCTTTGACCACGACGTAGCCAGAATTCTTGAAGCCCTCTTCATCGAGAGGGTCGAAGCCGTCTTTGGCGGCCATCTTTCTAGCGTCTTCGAGTGCGGTATCCACATCCGAGTACATATTCAGGGTGACCAAGCGATCTTTTAGTTCGCCTGTATCATCCCGCATGGGAATCTTTTTCTTTACAATATGGGTGACATCGTAGATGCGAGGGACATACCAATCGTTCCAAGGGATGACATGCTCGGGGAGATCTTCGACACGGCCTACCTTATTTGACTGGATAAACCCGTACCGTACATCTGCTCTGCCGCCGATCATCATCTTACGGCGGAACTGCACGAACTGACCGCCACTATCGACGACCATCTTAATAAACTCAGGTGTGATATCTTCCGTCTTACCTGTGGCTGCGTTGTAGATAGCCTTGACATCCGAAGGGATATCATCCACATCTACCACCTTACCGACCGTTTCTTTATCTCCTGCCTTATTGATAGGCAGATTGAATCGGAGTCGCTTGAGATTGTCGCCCACCATAGCTTGGCGCGCGTTATCGTTCAAGAGAGTCCACGATTGGCGCTGGAATCTCTGGAAAGCTCGCATGCCCTCAAAGAGCTTCTTCACTTTGCGAGTCGGGAGGTCTTGCCACAAATCAAGAAGCTGCTCGTCTGTTAACCTCTTCTGCGCTCTGTCGCCTGCGTCGATAGCTTGGAACAAACGACCACGAAGGTTGTTGTCCATATCGTTAACAGGTTGTAGCGTCTGGTTTAGATTGAATCTACGCTGGTTAGCCTGTGCTCCCATCACATTGCCGGCGCGGCGGAGCCATTTCATTAGGGAATTAGACTTATCAATCCACTTAGCGAACGCGCCTGTACTCCCTCCCGGATTGATGCCGCCCTCGACCCTAGCGTCGAAGGGGTTCAAGTAGTGTCGTGCTTTAAGGTCGACCAGGTACTGTCGTGTACCCGTCGGTCCGATAATGCTGACCCTATCCTCTGGGGCTACATCATCAAGGCGGATATACCCACCATCACGATAATTCCTAGCCAGAATCGATGCCGTTTCGTACTCACCGTCATAGAGCTTTACCACTCCCATTGCGTCATTAAGATTAGTAAAGTGAGTACGGTTATCCGGGCCGATCCGGAAGTTGGTCTCGTACCCGCCGGGTATCGCTTGTGTATCCCCCATCTTATTCATATGTAACCCTTCTGTACTCGCCAAGCGAGCACGAAGGATCAGATCCATCTCACCTTGAATCTCCTCTAGCTCCTCGAAGCTGAACGCCGAGTGGCGGAAATCGAGATTAGCAGAAGCTAGACGGGGATCAGAAGTATCGGCAAGAGTCTTGAACTCATTGCCCGGGGTCTTGAAGAAAGATTCGGAGATAGCCTGTATCCGGGTGATCCCGAGAGCACGTGCGGTATCTCCTGTCTCGTCATCCACGGCAGCTCGGAGCAACGTCGCTGCATCTTCAGGAGCTACATCTGAAGCAGCATCAACCACTGAAACGCCGGAGGTCTCCTCCCGGACATTCGAGGCTCTTTCAACTTCATCTTGTAGGTTACCCCGAGTTGCCCGGGAGGAGTTACGAAGATTCTTAAACAAAAACGGAATACGTGCAGCCTCAGCGATCACGCCGATATCTAGGATGGATGCGAAATCATCGATTACTTCGTCCCAGATGCTATCCGTAAAGGGCCGTTCAATAAGTGTTTGGATTAGGTCGTACTTGACGAAGCCATTATCTTCTACGCCAAATACATCGGTGTTCTCAATATGCCGGATCAGAGAGCGAAGGCGTTCCTCACGCTCGGGAATCGGCAGGCTGTTAAGCTTTCTGCCCCATCGTCGAACCAAATCACCAACCAGCAGGTAATCACTAGCTTCTACGAGTTCGGGGTCCACAGCACCGATCGCATCAACGATCTGCTTGCCATACGTAAACGGTACGGTCAACCCGGCAATCGTATCGGCCAGCGTGTTGTCGTCGAAGGTAACGTTAACGTGTGCGAACTCTTGGACTCGAAGGTGGGAGTCCTTAATCTGTTCGAGGTTCTTAGCGATATTAACTTGTTCGTACGCACCGTATGCTGTACGTACAGTAGCATTCGAGGCTAGGCGATTCAGCGCCCGCTCTCGGATATCTAGAGTCTTTGCTTTCCGCTGGGTACGAAGGATAAGGTCCTGCTTCTCTAGATTACTCAGTTCATCATTAAGAAGAACCTCGCCAATAATCGTCTCGACCTCTTGGTTGATCGCTTCCTGCTCAACCCGCATGATTTCGTTCAAAGTTTCCGAATCCACACCGTTGGTAAGTTCGGAGGTAATCTTCAAGAAGTCTCTTTCGGGATCCCGAGAAGCCAGCGCACCAAACCCCGCAGCTCTGACAATTTCAGAATGAGAGCTGACCTGAGGAGCAGGGATATTAGGGTTCCGCTGATCCGGGAGTATAGGCTGAGCTGGATTATTTACGGGCATTATCTACCACTGGCGGCCTTAGCCACCTCTCGATTAGCTATCGCAGTACCTACCATATTCGCACCACTAGCGATAGCGCCAAAGGCAGCAGAGGCTGCTTGGAATCGTCCGACGTTCTCAGCTCTCCTTACGATGGCTCTGTTCTGGGCAAAGTCGCCGGCGGCTACAGTATTAGCTGCACCTACGTTAGCTGCTGTTTGAGTGTTCAAACTTCCGACGGCGCCTTGGAATCCAGAATCACTCCTGAACTCACTAGACTGAGATGCTAGCAAGGCTGCACGCTGGCGTAGATTAGCTTGATGAGCTAGCCGATTACGACGTACCGTTTCAAGCTCAGCCACTCGCTTGCTGATCTGTTGTCGACGCTTAGCGGTTTTAACCTGCTCTCGATTGGAGCGTACCTCTGCTACCGCAGTACCAACTGCGAGGGCACCGACGATATATGGAATTGCTGGGGCCATTATATAATCTTACTGTATTTAACTCCGACCTTGTCGTACTCTAAATGGTCCATCAAGGCCGCGCACTGATTGTGCATAGGGAAGTCAAAGTAGAGTTGGTTCACCTTCTTGGATTTAAGGTGCTCTTCTAGTGCTTCCATAAATTCTGATGCCACTTCCGTGTGGCGATATTCTTCCTTGAGATATATCATGTCGTTGTACCCGATCGTGTTCCCTTCGGAATGAAGATCCGCTTGGATCAGGGTCAGGATGTAACCAACAAGCTTGTCATCATCGCGGGCAGAAAAGATATCTATTACGCCCGTTCCCCACAAGTGCTCGTATGCTGCGATTACAGGCTTTAGGGGGAGATCAAAGTCGATAGCGGTATAATAGTGATCATCCAGATAGGGGTAGATATCCGCTAACGCCTTATCAAAATCAAGTTCTTCTGCATATATCATGGAGCTGTCATACCTGTTACTTGAGTTGCGTATCCAAGGAGATGAAAGTCCTTGCCTGCCTCGCTCTCGAAGCGGAGGCTAAAGGACCTACCTTTACCCCTAACCGGGGTAACTGTCTGGATCACATCAAAGCCGTAGTCGAACACACCGGGTACGGAGGGGACGATATAGGGTCTTTGAAGTCGGTATACTTGCTCCTGATCAGTCCATCGACCAGAGCTCGAGGAGTCTGTCCAATGCCACTTGCCTTGGAGCAGGCAACTAGACGGGAAGTCGAATACGATTCCGCCTTGAGCATCCTCGATGAAATTCTTTTCTGTACGTTTGAAGAACGTATATAATTGATTGAGTTCTTTCTCGGTCAGTAGATCCTGAGAGACATCGTAGACAGTTTCTGCGTGTGCTGTATAGTCAACACCCGTACCGTCGAACGATCGCCAGTCAACCAAGGCGTTATCATTGTACTCAGCGACTGCGAGTTTGTAGTTCGAACCGGAGGGTACAAAGCTGAAGAACTTAACTGCCAGCTCGGTTACGACAGGATCTGTACTCGAGTTGATTACTGTCTCGCCGCCATCAACCACGTCAACCGCGCTGCTCTGGACCGTATCGGTAGCTACTGTTGTAGTACCAGCTTCTTTTGCTACGGCACCAGCCACGAATGGGTAATTACCAGAACTATCAATACTGTAGCTATAGAATGCGCCGAGGACAGTATCGAGAATCAAGATTCGATTGTAATTGTACCGGAAAGTAGTACTCGTACTGTACGTTGTAGTATCATTGTACATCCAGAGGATCTTCTTCTCTCGAACATCGAAGAAGCTGCGGCAGTATTTCCTACCCGCTTCGGAGATATCCGTATAGAATGTCTGAATGGTAGTCTCGGTGATGTTAACCGCTTGAGCTTCACCTGTTACCGGATCAGGGCGGAGAGCATAGATCCCACCGTCTGCCCAATAGTAAACCACACCGTCAGCCACCAGAGCTGAGTCTGCACCGACTGCACCCACATCAGAGATCTTCCGGATCTCCTGATCGGTAGCTGTAAAACCTGCATCGGCTGAACCGCTCAAACCCCACACGCCGTTGTCAGCGATGATGATCAGTTCTTTCTGGAGGACCAGAAGAGCGAGGCCTCGGGTTACGCCTGAGATATCAATCAATCCGCCATCAGTAGCGACGAGCTCGTTGATATCCTCGGCTGTCGGGTCTGCTTCTTGGTAACACTTATTTGCTTTCGACAGATCCGTTAGTGTCTGGGAAAAATAAAGCCGGCCGTCTGGCATTAAGTACCAAACTCTGCCGGCATAAAAAGTAACAGCAACTGGTCGATCGACGTCCTTATCTCGGGCGGGATCGTAGATCCCTTGAATCGTACTGGCAGCCTGCCGATTACGATTGAACGCATTTAGAATATAATGGCCTCGAGAAGCCGGGGTGTTGCCGAAAGAATAATTGAATAGCTGCCAAGCACTATAAGCACCAATAGCATTAGGCCTATTAGCCGTAGTAACTTTCGAAAAATATATAACATCTGCATTACTCGGATAGACTCCAATCTTCTCCCGAGTGTAGGGAACAGGATCTCGACGAGTACTGGAGTTCGCTTCTTCCTGATCTGCACAGGCAAATTTAGTCGGCCAACCTTGATTACGAAGGTTGTAGTTGTGAACAGAGTTCAGGACAGTCAGTCTAGTACTAGTTGCGGACATTAGAAACCTGCTCCGTAGACAAACTCGCCAGTTTGCTCTTCGAACGTAAAGACAAATTCTGGATCTTCGATGCCAACCGGATCTGCGATATCGTTGATATCATCATCCGGGTCGGTTTCTTCGACAGGCGTTTCGTTTCCGAATTCGATCACGGGGGCAGTATTATCGTCGAGGAGACCTTCGAAGTCTCTGATCTTAAGAGTCAACTTAACACCATTGAACTGATTCATATCCGCGTCATACTTTAAGTATGCCGGAGAAATCTTCTGACCTACTATAAAGAGTTGCCCTTTACCTGTATCAGCATCAATCGGGAACTGCGTATAGGTATCATCAATTCGAATCGGTGCTAACGACAAGAAACCGATTATGTTAGAACTAATAATATCAGCTCCCAAGTCATAGAAGTACAATATACCTCCGACCTGGACCACCGAGAAGTTCAGTGAATCGTCGCCGTTAACAGACTTCCACTCATGGAACGTAATCGCTTGAGTACCTAAATCTGCACTAGCAAAGGTATCAAGACTCAAACCGCCGCCGGTTTCGAGATTCAATCCTCGGCGACGGCGAGCGCTCCCATCACGTAGAAGATCTACGTTGTCGATCGAGCTAGCAGCGTTCGGCGTTCCTGCGACAGGGTTGGTCTCGGTGATCAACCCGGCCGAGAAAGCATTAATCGTCTGCTGTTTCTGCGCTTGTCTGGGCATTACTATGTAGTTTGTTCAGATAAAAACGACCAGCTTCTTCAGCTCGTCGGTAAGTCGTCCACCAGCTACCGTGAATATCGGCTGGCATTACGCCTTTGTTGTACCGGAGCGTATACCCGGTTCCGTCCTTCCGCTTGGCTACGAAGACTTCTTTGCCTTCAGGAGTTTCACCAAGTTTAGTTTTGTGCCAGTCTCCATCAGGATTAAAATAATCCGACGTATGAGGTCCTTCCTCTGCTGGCGGGACAGGATTTGGTAGATAGGGCTCATTAGGCTTACCATATACTTCTTCTCCATGGTCTACCGGTTCGTTCTCGGGTTCCGACCAAGCGATATCATTTGGCAGCGAGGATGCTACCTCTTGTTCCATCGGCTGAGAATCGGAGGCCTCCGGGGCGGACTCTACCATGGCGGACTCTGTTTGTTTGTTCATCTACTTTCCTCGCTGATCTGCGGAGTCGTGACATTCCTCGGATCGAACGCTGTTCGTCCTTAACCGAGGTACCTTGTTTCCAATAAGTAAAGGAGGCGGCCGTTACTTCTGCTAGGAACAAGCTGAACATCTGATCCGGCATGTCCGGAACAAACGTATCGGAGCTGGTCCAAGCAGGGATCTCTTTGACTAGGACTGAGCTCTTAGCACTCTGCAATGTTGTATCTACGCCGGAGTCGTAAGAGTCAAAGACCAAGTATTCATCATCAAAGGAGGTCCAGTAATGCGGCCTTTCATCATTCAGAATGAACATGACCGGGCCGCCGAAATCGGTAACCGTAAGCACATCCGAATCGGTTGAGTTACGGGCCTGCGTATAGTCGAGAAACTCCGCTGGATCCAAGTAATGGATCGTATCGAACGAGCGATTAGTATCTGTGCTCGTCGTAATTTCGTACCGAACTTCATCGATACGAACTGTCTGTTGGGGGATCTTCAGGTAGTTAGGACGGGCTGTATCTGATACAGCTTCTAAGGTCTTCCACTTCATCAAGTGAGACCAGTCGTCCCGATCCATCAGATCATAGTATGTTACGCGCGCTTCCTCGGCGATCTGTCTGGATTCCGTGGTATCACTGATGCTGTTGACCACATCGTGGTTCATCGCATCCAATACGCGGTTGACAGTCTCGAGTAGTGTCAAGCGATTAAAGGCCATTACTTCGTCTTCCTACCTTTCTCTTGTTTGCGCGCTGTTTCCAAACGTCGGAACAATTTATCGCCAGTCATCTTACCGCCGGGGCGAGATTTCCCAACGCGCTTGGCATTGAACGCTGCTGCAGGAGCTTTGCGTTTCTTAGCCGGAGCTCGAGTTACCGTAGGCATATTATGTTCTCGTCGCGGTAAACATCAACGTGGCGTTCACCGTACCCGTACCAGCAGTATTGCTAGTTACTTGTACGTAGTCGCCCGTTGTAAAAGTATTATTTGCGGTCGGTGTCGTAGCTTGGTCGACATCCCCGGCTGCTGAGCCTGAGAACGCTACCGTAATTACGCCACCAGTCATTACTGTTCCGTTAATCTTAACGGTCAGCGTAGTATCCGATGTACCCAGAGCACCATCGATAACAGATCGGATGTCTGTTATTGTGCCAGCGAACGTCACCGGGATATAGATGTCGCCTACGTTAGCGATATCCTCGAACACTGCCGTAAAGTACTCTTGTTTGCTATTGATCTCGTTCTCTACGAGATTGCGCAGTTCACCTTCGCCCGCTGTCGTTGCGCTGGGAGTCAGAACTTTGCCAGCATCAGACGTACCTGCTGAGTCAATACCCTTAGGTTCGTGAAGACTTGCGCCTGTAAGTGTATTATGTTCTACTGTCATTTGTATTCTCTAGGCAGGGAAGGGGCCCGAAGGCCCCATACCCTAAAGGACTAAGCCTTATGCCGGAACGTCAGAGGTCGGCATTGGACGACTGTACTCGATAACGAGTTCAGCCATACCAGCCGTATACGGACCAGTTGCGACAACCGAGCTAAGATAAGCATCGGCCGTACCAACGGTCAGCAAACCGCCAACGAGCGCACCGTCACACTGAACGACATCACCGACTGCATCGATTACCGTTTTGGCGATCGTTGCGTCAATTCCGTCTGCATCAATGTCCGTGCCGTCGAGCTCTTTGAGCCCAAGGGACAGCGTGGTGGCGCCAGCAGAAGTGAAAGCCTCGGTTACCCGCAGCGTAGCTCGGTGAATAACCGAGTTAGCAGGGATCGGGATGTCCTTCGTCGAAGCAGCGTTAGTAGCTGCCGTCGGGAGGTGATTCCAATCCAGGTCGTAAGTCAATACTTCGACATTACCCGTCGTTTGAACGGGGCCGCCGCGATTGTCTTTCGAGTCACGGGTGCCAAAGCCAACATCGAGGCCGTCGCTATTGGTCCACGTAGATTCGCGTGCCATTTTTCAGGTCTCCTATTAGGCTACGGCGGTATCAGAGATAACCGTAACGAGGTTTTCAGGACGGTACAGGTCGAGACCGAATCGTGCGGTCATCTGGTGATACTCCGTCTCTTTGGCTTCTTCGCGCCAAGACTTAATGCTCGGCTGACGACGCCATGCGCCGATGAACGGGAGGTCCATACGATCGCGGGCAGAGAAGAAAATATTCACAGCATCGCCGACTTCACCGTTGTCCGGGTTACCAGCATAGTCCGTCAAGCTCGTTTCTTGAGCAGCCAGCTTATGCAGGTAGTTCGAGGTGTAGAGGTCGATGCCGTAAATGTTCCGAATGAATCGGAAATCTTGGCCCATACCAGTTTCAATAATCCCCTGGAATTGAGGATTGTCAGAGGTAGTCACTTGCGACAGGTTGTTCGCATGAAACTCGAAGGACGGGTCAACAATGCCGATAAGGGCACTATTACCAACCGCTGCCTTCTTGAGTGCATGCACAACATAAGCAAGGTCAACCAGAGCGACTTTACGCGCCGGGCTGGTACCCGATGCAACAAAGCGGTGCTGCTCGCCGTTGATTGCGTTGTTACCTGCTGCCTGCTTGCTTTGCAGTGCGAGTACTTGCGTCTCGAGGTACTCATCAAAAGCTCTCATCATCCGATCCGGCAGAGTCTGCAGGACCTGAGGAGCCATGAAGTCATCTTCGAGGAAGACATCAGTAAACGCCGTTTTAACACCAACGTACTCGTCGATGTTAAACGTGAACTGACCACTATCGGGGCGGCGATCCGGCAGAGCCGTAGCTTCTGCAGCTTGATCAACCGTCAATTCACCGACAGATCCGATCTTGTAGTTCGAACCATCGGTAAAGTCGCCGATGTAGTTAACCCACTGCGATGCAAACAAGTCATCCCGGAAAGCTTCTTTCAACATCGTGTTGAAGATTTCATTCCGGTGGAAGTGAGTATTACCCCATGTGCTATCTAAAGCCATTGGATAACTTCCTTGTTATATGCAAAGGTTAAATTTGATTGCCGTACGTAGAACCTTTCGACTGCGCGTCTTGGAGAATCTTAGCTCTCATGTTCTTTTGGAACGAGTCATCATTCCACCGAGCGCGAGCTTCACGAGCATCCTCGCCTTTGCCCCACCGCTCTTTACCAACACGGGAGTAATCAACATCCTTGACAGAAGAGTCGGTTCCTAGTACGGATCCTTGGGTAGGCGCTGATTTGAATTCACTAGCATTGAACATTTCGGCGAAGGCTTTCGGAGAAGTTTTGGCGATCGCGGTCATGCGATCTTTATCCAAGCCCAGTTCGGCTGCGCGCTCGTCAACATATTTCTGGTACTCGGTACCGTAGTTCTGTTTCAGCATTTCTTCAGCTACCTCTAGGTTCTTCTTCTCGAGCTCTTCTTGTTCGGCTGCTCGGAGTTCGTGTTTCAGTTGCGCTACAATGGCGTCTGTATCAACTTGGGGGGTTTCAGGCCCAGCCGAGTTGTCGCCGCGCGTGCCTTCAAGCATCTCTTCGAGAGTCTTTGCTTTGGAGAGCTCAGATTCGTATTCAGTCATCTTAGCTCGGTAAACTTTCGCCTCCTCTTCCAAGCGCTTAATGTGCTCTTGGGCGTGGTGGTTCTGTTTAAGGACCGCCGTCAAATCATCTCTATCGAACTTGATCGAATCATCTTTGGGAGTAGACTGGTCAGTCTTGTCTTCGAAGATGGATTCCTGTTTGGGGGCTTCACCCTCAATCTGATCGGTCATCAGTAGCTCCTTTGGGCCCTTCGGCCCCTTGCGGATCGGGTAGTATTCTTAAAAGTTGTCGACAGACCCGTCGCTGTCCGACTGCTTTGAAAAGCTCTGGCTCAGTTACTGCTTCGTCCAGAACTTGTTCGTATTCTTCTATTTTCTTTGTCAAGTATCTTGACAAGCTTTCCAAACAGAGATTGTCTGCGCGCCATTCAGCTTTGAGCTTAGCGCGTTTGGATTCCGACAATCCCTGGAGTAAGGCCTCCGGGAGCCGTTGCGTCATCGAGCGGTACCTGTGCTTCGACTGCGGCCTGCTCCTGTGCTGCCTGATTCAGTCGTTGGAATTCGAGCCCTTCCTGAACTCGGCCGAACTTATCGAACAGTTCAAGACGCTTGAACCCAAGGAGATCTTCCCACGCCCGCGCGAGGCGTTCGGCCGGGAAGTGCTGGGCCAGCATCGGATCACTCTGGAGAGCAATCATGAACTGTTGAAGGTTTTGAGTTAGAGTAGCTTGCCGGGCGAAATGACGGGCACCAACAGGTACGAGTGTCCCGTTTGCTGTAAGATCCTGCTTTGTAATTCGTAGAAACTCAGCCACCCCGAGATCGTCATCCACAACCCTAACAATATCAGTGGTATTAAGGTTCCGCCGGCCAACCTCAAGCTCCGCGTTGATAGCCTTTTCAAGTAGCATCTCCTCGAAGTACGTAATCTTTTCTTGGAAGATCCGCCCTGCTGCGTTCAGCAGAGAAGATACTTCGAACATAGTTTTCTCGCCGGGTGTCCGGATCCCCATAGCTTCACGAGGGGCACCTGCGTATTCTTCCATCTGCTGCTCTTTGCGCTGAATCTGGAAGTCCGCGTTAAGCGCGGTGACATCTGGGTTGAGGTGCCTTACCTCACCACCTTCGGGGACGAAATAGTCGACGCCACCGTCGGGTCTACGCTCTACCTCTACGTCCACGTGGATCACACGGTCAGGCTCGATCATTTGATCGAACGCGTCTGCTCTGGCGTTCTCTAGATGGTTAATAAGGTACTGCATGCCTACCAAATTATCCAGTGGACCCATGGCCCACAGATTATCCGGCCGAAGCCGCCAGCCGCAGTGAAAGATCATCGGACGACCTGACCATGTGTCTAGAGATTGTGCTCTAACTACAAACTGGCGATCTACTACGGTTATAACGAAGTTCTTGAGCCACTTTTCTGATTCTGTATCGTAGATGTCGCCGTAGAATTCGAGGATCTCAACGTAGCCTGATTTAAAGTACAGGCTGGGGGAGCCGAAGCCATCGAATTGGAACTGCGTATGTTTATCGATCGCAGTATCCGTCATCTTCTTCATAGCTTCTCGGCGTTTGATAACAAGATTCAGAACGTCGAGGCTATATCCGAGATCAGGGTTTTCCTCTGCATCTCGGGATAACTCGCCGAGTGTCTTCAGCGAACGAATAATTTTGGGTGTCTTTTCGAAATCCGTAGCCAGCGGGTTGAAAACGATATCGGCTGGGCTGATACGATACGGCCAAGGGCCAACATACCCGGGGAGAACTTCCCCTGATTCAGGGTCTTGGTGTGTCTCCTGTCGGTACGTTACACCAAGGAAGCAATTCCCCGTATTGATCCAATCGTCGAGGCACTGGCGGATCGTTTGATTAAACCCGTTCAGCCGGTTCTTCGTTTGGATATATGCTAGGGCAGCCTGCTTCTTATCAAAAGTCTCCGACTCTTCGTCGTTGCCCACAAACCTGAGCCAATCATCATGCGGGAACAAAGCCGAATAATAATTTGCCAGCAGATTATCAGCGATCTGAGCGATCTTAGGAATATGCGTGGTATGGCTGTGAGGATTCTGGACGTTAGTCGTCTCACGAGTACTAGTAGCGTACCGGTATTTCTTGTTCTCTTCTACACGAGACTCATAATCTGCCTTGGCGCCTTTCCAAGTCGTCCAATTCGAGACGACTTCTTTCGCCATAGGCGATTCATCACCAAGATGAACGTCAAAATCTAGGGAGTCAGCTCCGCTCATTAGCTTTTAGTTTCCTGTTGTAGCCGAATCTCAATCAGCTTTTCCAGATTCATTAACATGGTATGTTGCTCTTTGAGCATATCTCGGAAGGAGACGAATACATCGTTCTGCTTCGCGATCCCATCGCCGATTTTAACAACGGCCTCTTCGAATGAGTGTCTCACGTACCAAACCTTTACACCGTCGTCGTCTTCTTTATCGTGCCAGTCATGGAGATCATTGATCTGACGGGCCATTTGGCGGAGGTTAATACCCATCACGCTCTGGAGCAGTTGAATCGCGATAACCGCGCCAACCATAATCTGAATTGTTAAATCATCCATTATCTACTTCTCGCTCGTCCGCCGAATCTTCCAACTACTACGTTCGACGTAGGGCGGGATGAGTTAATATATCTCTTTTGTACTGGGGGTTTAGCTATGCTCATAGCCGAACATAGCGAATCTTTTAGGTCGTCGTGCCTGGGTCTGGCCGAGACGAGTTCATCTTCAAGGACCGACGTAAGGCCGCCTCTTCGATGGAATACACTTTTGCTGATGTACTTTGGCTCGAGGACTGTAGCCCAGCGATCCTCTTTGCCTCCAAGATGGCGAGTGACGGAGCGGCGTTCAACAATAAGAGAGCCTCCATGTTGACGGACAAACTTTTCAATCTCGTTTGCAACCAGATGTCCTCCCGCATTTGTTTCAACAAGCATTCGCTTGAAACCCCATTTGTCTTGGAGGCTAACGATGCGTTCATAGTACGTCTGAAAGTCCGATGTCTTAAACCGATCAAGGTCGAGGACATAAATGAAACCGTCGGCGTTAATACCAATAACGCTAATTGCAGTATAGTCTGCTGTGTCGCTCTCAGACCACGCAACGTCCATTGCCGCATAAACTGATAGGTTCTGGTCTTTATATCTGACACGGCGTCCATCAATTTTGACATGGCGTTGATCATAGTACTGAAATACATCCCGGTTGATTCTATCGGTACCCGTAGTATTCGGGTCGTTATAGTACTGTGCGAAGAAGTTGGTTAATCCTTGCGAGGAATACCCGGACTTAATCTTTGATAGTACTGGTGCATCGAATCCGTAGGCTGAGTCGTTGTGCGGGCTTTGAGTTCGGGGCCAGAGGAAATTACCTGTACCCGATCTATCTGGGGAGTCTTCGACAACTCGTTCGAAGGTGGCCCATAAGGGTAGCTCCTCAGTGAAATCTCCCAAAGATTCATCCCATACTCCGTACTTTTCGTCGATCATATGCTGGTACGCATCCTCTGGATGGTACCGTGTGCCGACTGCTTTTATCCACCCGCCAGGATTGAGAATACTATTAAAATAGCCGAGGCTGCGAGAAAGTTCGCTACGCCCCACAGCAGTATCAGCAAAGCTAGGGACAACCACGTCATCATAGACGAGACCGTCACAGTGGAGGCCCATTGCATTAGACTTAACGGTCTTGATCTGCATGGTGTGGTCTCGGATTCCTCGATCTCGTCGATCGGGATGGTCAACGTCAAATGCAAATGCTGACCACGTACCACGCTCTCCCTTAACTCCAGACTCTTCACTGAACATCTCCGGCCAAACAGCTAGATACGCATCCGAGGTCATCATCTGCTTGATGGCATACAACTGGGCTTTGGCCAGATCTTCCTGCGAAGCAAGGTATACGATGGTTATCCACGGATTGAAAGTAATCTTCCAAGCACAGTATACCGCGATTATGTGCGATTTGAGGTGTCCTCGTGGGAGGAGTAAAAGCTGTCGCTCGTTTGCATTCGGATCGCCAAGCCATGAGAATACCTCTTGGTGGACATCCCCGTACAGGTAGAACGGATTAACGAACTTCGCGAATGCGAATAAATCGTGCTCCGTTCGGGCGATAACCTCTTCGGCGAAGTTACGCTTTACTTTGGTCCGACGGGAAGTCAATTATGTTCAGCCTATCCTGTAGCATTTCGTTCTGACGCTCTTCTGCTTCGAGCGCCTTCTGCTGTGCCTTAGAGAGTTTCTCTTCCTTGGCAGCCTTCCTGATTTCTTGCTGACGGTACTCGTACAACGCCTTCTGCGCTGTTACATTACCTTTCTCTGCGGATTTCCACAGGAGCTTCTTAGCTGCAGCTTTATCGAGCTGCTCTTTCTCATCGCGCCACAAAGCAATGTGCTTCCCCATACGCTTAGAGGCTGCTATAGCTCGCCAATGTTCCCAGGAGGTCACGAACTTCATGGCAGCTTCGTACTCGTTCGTAGATTCGAGATACGTTTTCCGGGCCCACTCCATGGGTAATTTCCCACGAGCTTCGCCGCGTACGCCGGCTGAGCGGCCACAGAAGATCTCTGTATTCCACATCCTGGATCCGCGAGGGTCGCAGTAATCTTCGGAGTTTAGGGGCTTATACTGTTCCATCATGGAGAACCTTATAAACGTTTCCGTTAATTTCTATTTCCACGTATTGATTACCTGCGCCGGCTGAGGCTGCGCCTCCTGTGCCGCCATCAGAATAAATAAGTTCTTTCCAAGCCGTACCGTTATGGAAGTTATAGCTATTCAACGTCGTGTTATAAATCAATAAGGCTTCGGGAATAGTAGCCAGTGCATCTCGTTCTGCAGTCGTATACTCGGCCGAAGTTAAATGAACATTCCCTAATGTCTGACCAGTAGTCTGACCCGACATCAGCCGAACATTTCCTCGAATTGATGTCACGTTTGCCGCTACAACATTCCGAACACCGTAGGTACCGCCGACAATCTGATCAACGTTTAGAATGACTTGCGCAATTCCGCCAGATCCAGCCGATTGAAAGATCATAACCTCGGCATCATTAACTTGACGTTTGTAAGAGCCTGAGATATTAACCCGAGAAATTAAATCGACTGTATTTTGAAATTCAATACCATAGTCATCGGTGTTGGATTTCATATTAATATTGATTTCTTCACAAGCTACGGCTGAAGCGGATGCGTTTTGAGTTACGACAACACCTTTTGTATCTGCTTGAGTACTGTAGGCGTTTACTTCGATATCGATGTACTTAATGTTACCGCCGCCTTTTAAGAAATCAACAGCAACAGCCGGAGCTGAGCTAGTTGTATTCAGACCGAAGTCGTAAAGCGTACAATTCCGAGCCACCATGAAGTCGTCTGCTGCAATAGTCGACGGTTGAAGTAGAATTCCGCTTCCTTCAGCTCCATTCAGAATAACATCGCAAACGACACAGTGAGCTCCTTGAAGAGTTACGCCTGTACCTTCAGAGCTTCCTTGGTTACCTTTATGGTCAGCTACTACACCTTCGAACTTAACCCAGTCAGATCCGCCGTGTCCGTCGACTACACTTTCAGTACACCCGACTCCTGAGATGTTGGTTCCTAGAACATTCCGAACAATGCCGTTCGGAATGTTCTAGGAACCAACATCTCAGGATATCGATGTACTTAATGTTACCGCCGCCTTTTAAGAAATCAACAGCAACAGCCGGAGCTGAGCTAGTTGTATTCAGACCGAAGTCGTAAAGCGTACAATTCC